TTTCCTGTGAGATCAATAGGGCATCCGTTGTCCGAGGCTATGATGGTGATTGTGCGGGTATCCCCGACTACAAAGACTTGAACGAGCATAGTGTGTCCTCCTAGCTCGAAATTCTAGTCTGAGTATAGCCTACCCTGCCTAGTAGTACAAGTAAAGGATTTTAGTCTCACTTGTTAGACTATTTTAGCTGAATACCCATCTCCCACCCCGTGAGGCTATTCTAGGTTGCCGAGAATAATTGCTACTTGAAATTTGTGGTAGTGAATCAAAAACATCCATGCCATCCACCTCGACGCCAACTGAGTCCCATCCATATTCCCGTGTCGTAGCAAAAATCTCAAGGGCCGGTAGATCCCCGAATATGCCTTTGATGAGGTCCCGCACAATAGGCGGCTTTGCTGAATGCTTGATCTTCCCATTCGCCAAGCGCGGGTGAGGAGCCATAACGGTTATAGTTTCACTGTCTAAGTCTCTTAGTAAAGTTGGAGGATCGGTTTCCTCAATAGGTAGAACTTGACTGCATGATAGTGGATGTCGGGGCAGTTTACCCCGCATGGCGAGGAAACAAAGCTCGACATTGCTGGCCGAATAGCTGCCGGTACCAAAGAACACCTGACCGGATTTATAGAGTTTGACCCACACAAAGGCAACCGTCACGAAGCGGAAGCCCCAGGCTTTGAGCAGGGCAATGTCGTCAGGTAAATTTGGACAAGTGGCCCAAGAAAACAACGCGCAATTATCCTCTGCTACTTCCAGCAGCGGAAGAAGCTCTAGTTTATTGTTGTTCATCACGCCAAGCTGATAGCGTTCGGCTACACCGATACCGAACTTAGTTTTCTTCGATGGATTATCTTTACGAGTTTCATGACGATTAGCATATTCCCGCGGAACGTCGATATATAGTAAATTATATTTCATTTATTGCGTCTTCCTGAAGGAAATTGCTTTCCTATCTATTTTAAAACCGGCGTTAACGGGAATTTTAGGATTCTTTACCTTCAGACCTTTTGAGCGAATTCCGTACCAAGCAATCAAAGCAGCTTCGGCTCGACCGTCTTTTTCGCCACCGCGGCTACCGTGAAACAAATGAACATGGTCAGGGAATAATTGACAGGCCCGTTGTACAGAAGCTGTCTTATCCTTGGTGCCGGATATTACTGCAGCTTTCCAGGTTTGAGGATGGACTTTGGTATAGGAAATTCGAAGTGCCATGATAATTCCTTCAACGGCTCCAGCACCATAGCCGAAGTTAAACATAGCTACTGCACCAAAGGCACGGCCTTTATCCATCGAACCTCCGCTGACGTGTTCAATGAATACCTCCATCTTTTCCGTCGTGCGAAATGCACCCTCAATAATCTCCAGGATCTTTGTGAGGTCTATTTCAGTTCGCTTCATGATATGCCTACCTATGAGA